ATAAGAGGGACGATTGTGTAGAAGCATATCGTGCTTATTACAGGGGGGCCAAGGCTTCCTTTGCTAAATGGAAAACCCAACAGCCGGAGTGGTGGTAGAACTATGGTGACTAAACGAATCAAGTACAAGGCTCGGTCTTGGTCTGGGTCTTGGCCTTTGTCTTGGTCTAGGTCTTTGTCTAGGTCTTGGTCTATGTCTGGGTCTAGGTTTGAGTCTGGGTCTTGGTCTTTGTCTAGGTCTGGGTCTGGGTCTGATTAGGAGGAAGAACTATGGTGACTAAACGAATCAAGTACAGGGCTTGGTCTAGGTCTGCGTCTGGGTCTGTGTCTAGGTCTTGGTCTTGGTCTGGGTCTAGGCCTAGGTCTAGGTCTGGTTCTTGGTCTAGGTCTAGGTCTGGGTCTGGGTCTTGGTCTTGGTCTGGCTCTTGGTCTGGGCCTGAGTCTATGTCTGGGTCTAGGTCTGACTAGGAGGAAACACGTATGGCAACTAAGCGAACCAAGTACAGGTCTAGGTCTAAGTCTGGGTCTGAGTCTAGGACTATGTCTATGTCTTGGTTTAGGTCTAGGTCTGTGTCTGTGTCTTGGCCTGTGTCTAGGTCTGGGTCTGAGTCTTGGCCTGTGTCTTGGTCTTGGTCTGACTAGGAGAAACATCTATGGCAACTAAACGAACCAAGTACAGGTCTATGTCTTGGTCTGGGTCTAGGCCTAGGCCTAGGTCTAGGTCTGGGTCTGGGTCTAGGCTTTGGTCTAAGTCTAGGTCTAGGTCTTGGTCTGGGCCTTGGTCTGGGTCTAGGTCTAGGTCTGGGTCTAGGTCTGGCTAGGAGAATGAAACCTATGTGGAATATCTCTTCAAAGAAAGTAGGCGGTATCCTTTTCATAAAGGTAGGACGCCTCTGCTTTTCTTTCTGCGTTACTCGCGAATACAAACCACTACAACAGGAGTAAAGACTATGCCAAAGTTTATCTACATGGAAGCCGCCCCAGTCCTGAAAGGGGAGGCTCGAAAGTATGCCGGCAGCTATCGAAAGATGGCAGTGGTTGAACTTGAGGATGGCTTCGAAGGCAGGCCTAAGATGATATCCGAAAGAGCAAGGGGAGTGGTCCAAGTGGTGGCCAACGTAACGGCTCACATGGGCAGCACCATGCGTAGCTACGGCTATCGCGAGAGGATCAGGCTCAAAGAACTAGCCGATGATCTGAACAATGGAGAAGAAAATGTTATCTGAAATATCCTTCAACAATGTTTACCTCAACTACAAAGGCTCTATCGTTTCGATAGCGCAACACAGAAACGAAAGGGGTGACACTCTCGTTCAGGAAATCTATGTGATTAACGGAGACCATGACCCCCTGAGTTTTGAAGGTACCCCTCAGTCTCTCATCGAGGCACTCGGTGAGATCATGAAATTTCTGGATAAAGAGAACCAGTCCAACCCACCAGTTGGGTATCACTATTCTCTGCCCTTTGGCAACGGGAGTGTTTGATAATGACTAAAATCGCAGCGCCTGAGTGGAGGCTCCGAACATTACAACGTGTGCAGTGGGCGTCTCAATACGAGAAGGGATATTTAGCAAGCCACTTCGACAACGGACTGAGAAGGGCGGTCAGTATAATCGTGCAAGAAGGGCTGATTGAAGAACGACGCATCCCACCTAAGTATGGGTTGTCTTATTTCATTACTCCTAAAGGGGTATCCGAAATAGAAAGGCTTTCATAATGCGAATGGAAGACAGACCAAAGGGGGATCTCAGACATCCCTGTACCCGTTGTCAGAAGGAAGCACAGGATATAGTCCACATAAGTGGGAATCTATGTGCGACATGCTACCTCACTCTTAGTAAAATAAAAAAAGGTTGACCAACAGCCTAGTTTTTTAGTATAAAAAGTGTGTCACTAACGGCTGCTATGAAAGGAAATGCAATGCCGCTCGATACCGTTATCTCTTTCCCGAACATGAACCAAAATGTGTTTGGGGAAATCCCAGAAGATGTAAACTTCGACATCTTCTTTGAGTCGTCCCGTGTAGCACACAAGAAGTACGTTGTGAACGCTGTAACGGGTGATCCGCTAGATGTAGTAGGGTCAAAGTTTAAGTGTGCTTCTCACCCCGAATACTTCTCCCGTGTACAAGATACAATTAGGGACAACCTAAGCATTCACGATCTTCAAGATGCTAAGGTTAGCTGGAAGACAGCACGCAATGGGTGCTTTGCTCTGATGGATATTACCCTGCCGAACGTCCGTTACAGCGTCACCACTAAGAAGCATCAAGTGGATGTTGCGCAGCGTGTCATTGCCTTGCATGGCATTGATGGGCTATGCTCCAATCAGGTTTTCTTTGGGGCGATTGATGCGTTCTGCACAAATGGTATGATTGTTGGTGATTGGGATAAAGTTAAGCGTAAGAACACTGCTAACTTCAGCTTAAATAGCTTCATTGATGAGCTAAATAAGGCTAAGGTGGAGTTCCATGAACATGGCAGGGTCTTACAAACGTGGGCCGAAAAGGAACTAGCCTTCGAGGATGTTGAGCTACTGCTTCCAGAGATCGTAGGCAGTAAGCGTAAGGCTGAGAAGATGGGGCATCTCTACCTTGAGGAAACGCAGACGCGAGGGCATAATGTGTATGCATTGTACAGTGCATTCACTAACTATGCCACGTATGCGGATGAACGTAATGGGTTTAAACTGAAAGCCTCTGATAATGACAATGAGGCAGTGAACATGTTTATGCGGGAACAGTCCGTAATAAAGTGGGTAAACAGCCCACAATTCAAAGCCCTTGCAGCCTAGGCTGTAATGCTTTCATCAGGGGAGGGGTTAATTCCCCTCCCTATTTTTATGGAGGATGCTATGACTACCAAAACATTTGGAGATTTAATTAATTTATATAAAACCCATGAACGCATGTTGAATCTAAAGGATACTACACAAAAACAGTACCTTTATTTTCTACAGGTTATAGAAAAATATATCCCTGATCTTAACGTGGATGCCGCGTCTATAGACAAGGAGTTCGCTGTTGATTTTTATAACAGAATAATGAAAGACTATTCTGCTACTATTGGCCGCATGTGTGTACAGTTATGTAGAACAATGTTTCATATCGGAAAGGTGGGCATTCCAAATCCTTTTGTAATGCAAACTAAGCCTTATAAAACAATATGCACTCCTATATGGACCCATTCTCAAGTTATGAAATTTCTTGAGGCGTGTTATGCAGATTTTAAGTGTAGAAATATAGGTGTTATATCCCAACTAATCTATGAATGGGCTCAGCCTCCGGGCATTATACGAACACTAAAATGGGATAGCATAGACTTTAAGTCTAAGATTGTAACCCTAGCACAAAACCATGGCGCAAATTTATATCTTGAGATTGAAGACCCTTTAATTGACCTGCTTAAGCAGCAGGAGAGAGACTTTGGATTTCAAGAGTATGTTGCGCCTAGCATGAACCCCGTAAATGGGAAGTACCAACCTTATTCTATATACAAATTTAACTACTACGCAAACAAGATTAAGGAACGAGTTAATTTACCTACTGAATTAAAGGTACATTATCTACGCAGGACTGCTGTTTCGCAGATGAAAGCTGCTGGATTATCTAATTCTGATATCGCATCAGTGGTAGGATTCCAAGAGGATAGGGGTGTAAGAAATATAGTTAATACATTTGCACATCTTAACATGGTTAAAGCACGTACTAGACAAAAAGTGTAGATCGTGCTACGTTTTAACTCTCTTAACAAGGGCAAGAGAAAACATGAACCTAAACAAGTATGTAGAGGAGTTAGGTTTAGCTTTAGGAGAGACAAGAAGGTCTAACTGTCCTGTCTGTAGGGGTCGTAACACATTCACTGCATCTAATATGAATGGGAGGATTCTATGGAATTGTTATAAAGCAAGCTGTAGTATTAAGGGTACTGGAAAAACTAATATGTCAGCTGCTGACGTATTAAAAGTTATGCGTAAAGGTACGGAGGATACCGTACCTTTTATGTTTGACTTTAACAAGCCTGCCTTTTTAGTACAGCAATTCTCACCAGCGGCCATAGAATGGCTGACAGAATGGGGTATTGACAGCAAGCACGTTTTGTACGACATTAAGGATCATAGGGTAGTCTTTCCTGTCTACCATGAAGGTATTCTTGTAGATGCAGCAGGTCGCGCGATTGGCTACAGAAGACCTAAATGGTTACGGTATGGCAGGTCAGGGCTACCCTATGTACATGGAGAAGGAGATGTCTGTGTCTTAGTAGAGGACTGTATAAGTGCTTATGTAGTGGCCAGTAGCAGTGTCACTGGCTTAGCTATTTTAGGTACTTCTCTTGCAGACAGGCATATAGAGCTGCTTAAGCAATATCGACGTGTTATAGTGGCTTTAGACCCGGATGCTGCTGATAAGACACTTAAGTTTACCCGTATGCTTAGGTCATCCTTACCTGACGTGAAGGCTCTAAAATTGAAGGATGACCTTAAGTACCGTATCACTGAAGACTTACAGAGATTGGAAGACTTAGTATGGAGCTAATGATACTGCGTTCTCTAATGGATTACTCTTTCCATGAGGACCATAATAATTTTAAGTGTCCAACGGCCATCTTCTCTCAGGAAGGTCAGAAGATTAAGAGGGCAATAGATGAGGCAGTAGGTTTGTACGGTAGAAGCTTAGAACCTACGGAGGTTGAGGCTATTTACCTAACACAAAATCCTACCCTTACTTCATCTCAGAAAAGTACTATCTCTGACATTTTCCAAAAGATCTCCCGTGAAAAAGTTATTGGAAAAGATGTGGCACGAGACATCTTGTCTACTCTTTTTCAACAACACATTGGTGAAGAGATTGCAAACTTAGGGTTTGAATATGTCAATGGAAACAAGGCTTCACTAGAGGAACTCCGTAGCCTCTTAGAAAAGCACGAAGATAACTTTCTACCACGTGTAGAAGTTACTTGGGACAATCTCTCATTTGATGAGATCATTGCACAGACACTCAATAAACCTAAGTGGCAGTTTAATATTCCTTCTCTACAAAAGAAGGTCACTGGCATTGATGGTGGACAGTTAATTGAGGTAGGTGCACGATCTAACGTAGGCAAAACATCGTTTCATGCCAGCTTAATTGCAGGGCCGGATGGCTTTGCAGAACAGGGAGCTAAAGTCCTTGTACTATGCAATGAAGAACCAGTGCGTCGAGTATTGTTACGCTATGTACTAGCAGCTGCTGGCTATCCTGAAGGCGACATAATGAATAACTATGCCACAGCTACGTCACGATATAGTAAGATCAGCGACAAGATTTTTATTAAGGATGTCACCGAATACAAAATGGATTGGGTTGATACAGTCTGCCGTTCTTACAATCCTGACATTGTTGTACTCGATATGGGGGATAAACTAGCCAACATGAATGGTTATAGCCGTGTAGATGAAGCACTAAAAGCCAATGCAATCTACGCTAGGCGTATTGCAAAGCGACATGATTGCGCTATCTTCTACATGTCTCAGTTATCTGCAGAAGCAGAAGGTAAGATTGTATTGAACCAATCCATGATGGAGGGTAGCCGCACAGGTAAAGCTGCAGAGGCAGACCTTATGCTTTTGTTAGCTAAGAACCCTCAGCTATCTGACCAAGCAGAAGAAGATAATCAGAGACATATTAACATAGTTAAAAATAAGTTGACAGGATGGCATGGCATAGTGCATTGTGAGTTCGACTATAGAACAAGTAGGTATACAGCATAGGAGATTAATGTGACTACAACAAATGTTCGTACAACCAAACTTCAAACACAGTTTGAACCTAACACTAAGGTTACAATCTTTACAAACGACAAAGATGACAAAGCCAATGTCATCATTGTAAACAATGTAGTAGGTATTAATCATACTGCGCAGGGATATCAGTTGCTAACTGACACACAGGAAACTGTCTTTGTGTTATGGTCACATACCAAATACTTCCTGACAGGAGTAGAGAATGCCTCAGTATAAGTTCAGTGATCGCTCACTAAGAAATTTAATAGGTGTAAATATGCTACTTCAAACTGTTATGAAGATGGCAATACTAAAGTCTACCATCGACTTTGGTATTGGTGAAGGTGTACGTTCGGAAGAACGTCAGCAGTACCTTTTTGACACAGGAAAATCTAAGACATTAAAGTCTAAGCACATTACAGGTGATGCTGTAGACGTTTTAGTATATAAGAATGGTAGTATCGTCTGGGATCACGACGCCTTTGCAGAAGTTGCAGAGGCAGTCGCTTTAGTATCTAAAGAAATTAATGTCCCTATACGGTGGGGGGCAGCATGGACTGTACCTGACATTGGTAAATGGGAAGGTACAATGATTGGCGCTAGAACTTCTTACGAAGAGACAAGAAAAGGAGAGGGCCGTACCCCATTCATCGACTCTCCTCATTTTGAATTGCCGTAGGAGACTCCTATGAAACTTTCAATCTACTACAATGACGAAAATCACCGTAAGTCTGAAGTCTATAAGAAAGAAGGTGGTTTCTGTGTAGTCTTCTACGAACAAGGCCAGAAGATCAGAGAAGAAAGTTACCTAGGAAAGAGTGAAGACTACCACAGAGATAGTGCTGAGAACTGGGTACTAGGTATCAATACGCTACACTGATAAGCACTCTTAGCTCAGTTGGATAGAGCAACAGACTTCTAATCTGTGGGTCAGAGGTTCGAGTCCTCTAGGGTGCGCCAACTACATAAGGGGCAATTGAGGAGCAGTTATAATGGAATATAGCCTAAATATTAACAGCAGTATAAAGGTGAGCCACGGTGCCGCAGAAACTCTTGTAAAAAAAGTTCTTGTTGACTTATATAAAGACATAGACAAGAATGATGAAGACCTACGCAAAGCATTCATAACTGTGCTTAGGTTCTTTATGAACTACGATGAGTTTTTTGATTGGTGCAAAACAGGAGAATGAAATGGCTAGTGCGTCGTTAGCTGGGTGGACTGTAGCGCCCATTGTTCCTAACCAACCTGCCGCTATGGAGGATGCGATAGTTTACTTTGCTAGAGTATCTAATCCTACGGCCCAGATGGAAAATCTATATGGAGATAAGCTACTTAAGTATCTAATTAGACATAAGCACTGGTCTCCATTTGAAATGGTTAATGTTGTTCTAGAAATAGAAACATCTAGGGATATTTCTAGACAAATGCTTAGGCATAGAAGTTTTTCAGCACAAGAGTTTAGTCAAAGGTATTCAGCCACAGAAACTTTAGTAGACGCCAGAGAGGTTAGGCTACAAGATTATACCAACAGACAAAATTCCTTAGCTGCTAACGATCCTGAGTTAAAGGCTTGGTGGGAGGGCGCACAGAAAGAGTTATGCCGTCATGTGTTTCGTTTATACGACCAAGCACTTAAACGTGACATAGCCAAAGAGGTTGCTCGTTGTATCCTTCCAGAAGGATTGACTCGCACTAAGCTATATGTTAATGGGACAATGCGTAGTTGGATTCACTATGTAGAACTTCGTACTCATAAGGATACACAGAAAGAGCACAGACAATTAGCAGTTAAATGCGCTACTGCTATTTCAAATGTGTTTCCATACATTAACCAATTCGTTCAAGGGGACTAATACAAATGAAGTACGTAACTATTAAGCTTGATGTTGATACGGTTTTATCGGATGATGGTAACTTTGATATACTAGTATGGTTTGGTGATGATTCAGATGAACCTAAAGTAATTAACTATAACATCGACGATATGATTCAGTCTATGATTAAAGATTATCAATATCCTGATGGTAGGTTTAATGACGTTGATGCTACAGCATTAAAACTTCTTTTGTCTGCCTTTGAAAACAACGTACATATGGCAATAGATGCGGCACGCTTTATGTTAGATAGAAAGGCATGAGTAAATACTACGTAAACAAGTTTCTTGAACACGCGAGAACTGCTGCCTTGACTACACCCGGCGTACATTCCAGCAAAGGCAGCAGGTTTCGTTTAGGTGCAGTACTCGTAGATAAATACGTAGTTTGTTCTGGTGTAAACAGTTATAAGACACACCCCCTTCTGCGTCATAGAACACAGTGGCCACATTTACACGCTGAACAACATGCTCTCTTCAGGTATGGACTAGACAACTGTAAAGGTCTAGACTTATACGTTTGTAGAATACTTGCGGACTCATCTATGGCTTTATCTAAGCCGTGTAAAGTATGCACCCAATTTATCATAGAGGCTGAATTACGTACTGTATACTACTCTATAAACGATAGGCGATGTGGTGTCTTTAATGTCGCTGAACGTAGGCATTCGTCAATGTCGCTGTTCGATTACACCTGACGGAGGCTATTATGTTTTCTCCTGACTGCTATATGCTGCTACAGATAACCACTAAGCTAAGGAGTAGGATGCAGAATGATGACAGCTTCACACCTGATGACCTCTATTGTATATGGGAGGCGTATAAAAATCTATGTGACTACTGGGAATTAGTTTTCGAACATTTGAATGCCCCTCCTCCCTTGCATTAGGAGTACTCAATGCAAATCGTCTTAGACGTTGAGAATACGGTTACAACTAAGAACGGCAAGAAACACTTAGACCCCTACGAATCTACTAATAGTTTAGTGATGGTAGGGGTCAAATTTTTGGGGGGTGAGTCGAGACTTTTTACTTACAACCATAGCGATACTCGGTATGTCAGCAATAAGCAAGAGCTACAGGATATTTTATCTAAAACTACTCTCATGATTGGTCACAATATTGTACATGATCTAACGTGGTTGTGGGAGGTAGGCTTAACGTACGATAATCCTGTTTGGGATACCATGCTAGTAGAATACCTCTTACATAAGGGGTTAAAGAACCCCCTCTCTTTGGAGGCTTGCGCAGAACGTCGCTGCTTGCCTATAAAGAAGCAGGACACTCTTAAGCAATACCTAAAAGAGGATGTTAGCGTAGCTGATATTCCTCATGATGAACTGTCTTCTTATCTCCTAGACGACTTAGCTGTAACAGAACTCTTATATACAGCTCACCTTTCAGATCTACAGAGACCTGATAATGTAAGTCTTACTTCTACTGTGCAACTAACGAACAGGGTTGCTTTGTCATTAGCCAAGATGAATAAGAGCGGTTTCTCTGTCGATAAGGAAGTCTTAGAAGACGTTCGTGTTCAGTACACAGATGAACGTCAGCAACTAATCAAAGAGTTAGATGAGAATACAAACAAGCTTATGGGGGACTATCCCATAAATCTAAACAGCCCAGAGCAGTTATCTTGGGTAATCTATTCTAGAAAGCCACTAGATAAAAAGAGTTGGCCAGACCTATTTCATAGAGGAATGAATGCAGCGGAATTTAGAAGTACAGTATCCAGTGGTAGTGAACTCATATACAAGAAGACAGCTAGACAGTGTAAAGTTTGCTACGGCAAAGGTAAAGTCTTCAAAACAAAAAAGGATGGAAAGCCTTTCTCCAAACCTACTAAGTGCAATGGCTGCGAGGGAGAAGGCTATCTGTTTGTATCTACTAATGAAGTAGCTGGGCTAAAGTTTAGCGCACCTAATGAGAAGTGGGTTACAGCCAATGGATTTAGTACAAATAAGTCTGACTTGACAACACTGGCTTCTACTGCTATTTCCTTAAAGAAAGATGTTGCTCACAATTTCTTGAGTAAGGTTATGCGCCTAAGTGCAGTAGAGACATATTTATCTTCCTTCGTCGAGGGTATTAGTTCCTTTACAAAGGACGATAAAAAGTTACATGTACAGCTTACACAGGCTGTTACATCTACAGGTCGTTTTTCTGGCCGCAATCCTAACATGCAGAACATGCCGCGCGGCGGAACCTTCCCTGTCAAGAGGTGTTTTGTATCGCGGTGGGAAAATGGCCAGATACTAGAGGCTGACTTTGCTCAATTGGAATTTCGAGTAGCTGCATATCTGTCTCAGGATCAAACAGCTATACAGGAAGTAAGCAATGGGTTCGATGTACATTCCTATACAGCACAGGTTATCAGTAATGCAGGCCAACCTACAACTCGCCAAGAGGCAAAAGCCCACACCTTCGCCCCTCTCTACGGAGCTACCGGGTTTGGACGATCTTCTGCCGAAGCCAGATACTATGAACACTTTGGAGAAAAGTACCAAGGCATCGCGCGTTGGCACAGGGAACTCGCCAAAGAAGCTTTAAATGAGGGCCGTATAACTACACCTTCTGGTAGGCAGTTTGCTTTTCCTAACATTGAACGTAGGGCAAATGGCACACCTACATTCTTCACGCAGATAAAGAACTATCCAGTACAGTCGTTTGCTACTGCGGACATTGTACCACTTGCCCTCATCTATATTGAGGAGCAATTAGAAGGTTTGAATACATGTATTGTAAACACAGTACATGATTCTATCGTCTTAGACGTACATCCAGAGGAGGTAAAAGATGCACTATCCGTAATAGACAAAACTAACAAAAATCTTAAGCGTCTTATCGACCAGCAATGGGACATAGACTTTAATGTGCCTCTTCTTTTAGAGGCAAAAATAGGACCGAATTGGCTTGACACAAAAGAGGTTGAGTGATATAACTCTCTTCCTTTTTTTATGGAGTAAAACATGACTGAACTTATGACGACGAATAACAGCTTTGCTGATCTAGCTAAAGCTGCTGGTATGTTGCTCGCATCTGAAGGCTCAGAAACGCGGACCAACAGCCTATCCCGCCTTGGACTATTGCAGAAACCTATTGTAGGTAAGCAAGAAGTCAAAGGTAAAATGGTCAATGTAGAAGTAGTCGAAGCAGGACACATCAAATTAGAAAACGCAGATACGAGAGAGCTTTTCTATGCAGAGTCTGCACACCTACGCCCCTACATGCAGCGTGTTTTGTATAAACGCTTTGTGCGGGGGAGTGGAGATGAACCTAACAAGTTTATCAAGACTGTTATGGCAACAGACCTTAATAGCGATTTAAAAGACACAGAAGGGGGTTTCAATTGTGGTAAGCCAGCGGGCTATATCAAAGATTGGAACGCTGTCCCTGATGCTCTTAAGTCCGTTATTAAACAGATTAAGCGTACTCGTGCTATCTTTGGTACAGTAACTCTTTATGGTGTAGTCAATGCATCTGGAGAGCAGGTTGACTTAGAAAAAGACATCCCAGTGATCTGGGAGATTGATAATAGGGATGCCTTCAAGGATAGCAATGCCCCTTTCCGTTCTCTCTATTCACGTAAAGAACTACCTATGCACCGTAGGATCAATGTCTCTTCAACGGAAAGAGTCTTGCCTAACGGAGAATCCTTCTATCTACCTAAGCTTGATCTAGACCTCTCTAATAAGTTTGACATTAATGGAGAGGAGCAGGCGCTTTTTGAGTCCTTCTTAGATTGGGTGAACAACTACAACAGCTATGTCCTACGTCAGTGGGACACAAAAGTTAATGGGGATGATCTACCGAGCGGACAAAACGCGCTGTTAGACAGCTTCATTGAGGTTGAAGGAGAAGCTGCATAATGAACCACCCCTCTGAATTGGCATTACATATTCTCCTTTCTCGTCTGCGCGAGAAAGACGCAGAGGTATCTGAAAATACTATAAATCAGATTACCTCAGACGTTAAGGAAGCTCTTGTACGTCAGTTCAGAGGGGGTAAAAGGGATGCCTTTCGCATCCGAATGTCAAACATAGGGCGTCCTTATTGCCAACTTTGGTATGAGAAAAACAAACCAGAGGTGGCAGAAGGGCGCTCCTATAACTTTGTTATGAATATGATGATGGGTGACATCGTCGAAGCCGTATTTAAAGGGCTGCTTACAGAGGCAGGAGTTCAATACGAAGGTAGCGAAGAGGTTGTCTTAAAGCTTGGCGATGGAATAGAAGTTAAAGGAACTACGGACTTAAGCATCAATGGTGCTATTGATGATATTAAGTCTGCATCACCTTGGTCATATCAAAATAAATTTAGTTCTTTAGAAAGCCTTGAAAAGAGTGATGCCTTTGGCTATATAGGACAACTTGCTGGCTATGCAAAAGCATCTGGCAAGAAGATTGGTGGTTGGTGGGTTATCAATAAAGCCAACGGCCAGTTTAAGTACGTAGAAGCTAATGGTGTAGACGTTGATGCTGTTTGCACACAGCTCCTACAAAAAGTAAGGAGGCTAGAGGAGAATAAATTTGAAAGAAACTACACAGCAATAGATGAAACTTTTAGAGGCAAAGCTACAGGAAATAAGGTATTGTCAGATACCTGTAAGTTCTGTGATTTTAAGAGGGATTGTTGGCCCGGTTTAGATACTCGTCCATCTATCCCATCGTCTGCTAGAAATCCAGCAGATGTAGATTATGTATATATAAAGGAAGCAACATGACTAAAGACTATAGAGATATGTCCCTTGATGAACTATTAAATCATGTACAAGACATTAAGGATAAAATTCAGAACCTAAGAGACGACTTAGTGTTGGCTGTAAAGGTGTATGATGAAAAACGATATAGTAATCTACGTTCCTTATTAGAAACACAAAAAGAAAACAGTAAAGCCATTAGAGATGAGATGATTGCTCTAGGAGGTGCCACAAGCAAAATGCTAACCCCATATAGCTTCCGCTATCTGTATGTATGAAGAAGGGCATAGACACGCTAAAAGGCTAGGGTATAGGTCTGGCCTAGAGCTAAAAATATCTGACACCCTTAAGGATGCAGGTATAGATTTTACCTACGAGAAGATTAAAATTCAGTGGGAAGATTTAGCTTACCGAACCTATACCCCAGATTTCGTGTTACCTAACAACATCATAGTCGAAACCAAGGGCAGGTTTGTAGCAGCAGACAGGCGTAAGCACAAGCTTATTAAGTCGCAGCATCCTACCCTTGACATTCGTTTTGTATTCTCTAATAGTAGAGCCCGTATTGCAAAGGGATCAAAGACCACATATGCTATGTGGTGTGAGAATAATGGCTTTCTATATAGTGATGTTAGTATCCCCGATGAGTGGTTAGAGGAACCACCGAAGAGCAGCGTACCAACCTTCGTAACCTTTCCTAATAAAAGGAAAATAAAATGACAACGATACGAGATGTACTCTCCAGTGATGCGTTATACATAAAGATTTTACCCATCTTAGATAATAAGAAGGAGTGGGACGGTGAGATTGATGTATCCTTAGTATGCCCTAACGACATACCTCTTGACGAAGAGGGTAAAGATATCCTATTAAATATGGGGGCTCTCATGTCTGTGTCGCTTCTTTTATATGAAGAAAATCTTGATATAAAAGAGGCAGCAGAAGACATGCTAGCATCCTCAAGTGATGGCACCTACTTATTAGGGGATGACCCTAAGCCTACTAATAGAGTCGTTAGTGCGGAAGGTAACGTCGTAAAAATAAACTTCGGAAAACAATAGTAATGCAAGGGTACTTAGCAATGGCAGAAGAAAACGAACCTATTGATATTATCAATAGCCCACCTCACTATAACACTACGAGCATGGAGACCATCGACTTAATCAAAAACTCTATGACAGAGGCAGAGTTTGAAGGTTATTTAAAAGGCAATGTGTTAAAGTACGTTAGTCGTTATAGGGTTAAGCATAAAGAAGACCCACTAAAAGACCTACTAAAAGCACAGTGGTATCTAAATAAACTATTACTAACAGTAGTAAATTCTATGGAGGAAAAACAATAATGGCATTACCATCTGACTATCAAAACTTTATCGCTCTTTCACGGTATGCTCGCTGGAGAGAAGAAGACCAGCGCCGTGAGACATGGGAAGAGACTATTACACGTTACTTCGATTATCTATTTGACTACATCAAAAAAGAAAAAGGTGTAGATGTCTCTGAATATAGAGAACGTCTGCAAAAGGCTGTTCTAAATTTAGATGTAATGCCTTCTATGAGAGCCGTAATGACTGCCGGTCCAGCATTAGAGCGGTGCCATGTAGGAGCATACAATTGTTCATATGTACCAGTAGATTCTTTACGTGCTTTTGATGAAGCTATGTACATTCTTATGTGCGGAACAGGCGTAGGCTTCTCTGTTGAGCGTGAGAATGTAGATAAGCTACCACTCATTAATGAAGATTTCCATGAAAGCAACACTGTTATCGTCGTAGACGACAGTAAGATCGGATGGTGTAAGGCTCTAAGAGAGTTAATTGCTTGCTTGTACGCTGGCCAGATTCCACAATGGGATGTATCTAACGTCCGCCCCGCTGGGGCTAGGCTTAAAACATTTGGCGGTAGAGCAAGTGGCCCGGAACCCCTAGAGGATTTATTTAACTTTGTGGTATCTAAGATTAAGGGAGCTGCTGGGAGGCGCTTATACCCACTGGAAGCCCACGATATTATGTGCAAGATTGGCGAGATTGTTGTTGTCGGCGGTGTTCGTCGCTCTGCTCTTATCTCTCTGTCTAATCTTAATGATACCGCTATGCGTAAGGCTAAGTCTGGAGAATGGTGGGTCAATGATTCACAAAGATCATTGGCAAACAACTCTGTCTCGTATAAAGATAAACCTTCGATGGAAGTATTTTTTTCTGAGTGGCTTTCTCTCTACGAAAGTAAGTCAGGTGAAAGAGGCATCTTTAATCGTCAAGCGGCGGAGAGACAGGTGGCTAAGAATGGTAGACGATCTAATTATTCGGATGAAGCAAAGACTAAAAAGATAAGGTGGGGTACCAATCCATGCTCAGAGATTATTCTTAGACCTTATCAATTCTGTAATCTATCTGAGGTAGTTGTCCGTGAGGGAGATACTAAAGCAACATTACGTGAGAAGGTTGAGTTAGCTACTATTCTAGGTACTCTTCAATCCTGCCTAACTGACTTTAAGTATCTGCGTTCTATCTGGAGAAAGAACACTGAAGAAGAACGCCTGTTAGGAGTATCTCTGACAGGAATTATGGATAATTCTTATTGCAATGGAAAGAATGGTAAAGAATATCTGGCTAGTATGTTAAGTGATCTTAGGAGTACAGCCGTTGAAGTTAACAAGCAGTTTGCTGCTCTTCTTGGTATTAATCAGTCTGCTGCTATTACGTGTGTCAAGCCTAGCGGTACAGTCTCGCAGCTTGTTGATTCTGCTAGTGGCATTCATGCTCGCCATAATCCTTTCTACATCCGTACAGTAAGGGCGGATAATAAAGACCCTATGACGCAGTTTCTAAAGGACGCAGGTATTCCAGCTGAACCAGACTTTATGCGTCCTGAAAGTGCGACTGTGTTTTCATTCCCCATGCAGTCACCCGCTGCTTCAGTTTGTAGGGATGATATGAATGCTTTAGAGCATCTAGAACTTTGGCTTATTTACCAAGAGCATTGGTGTGAGCATAAGCCTAGTATCACAGTGAGCGTAAAAGAAGATGAGTGGCTTAGTGTTGGCGATTGGGTATTTAAGAATTTTGATGCCATTTCGGGTATTAGTTTTCTGCCTTATTCAGACCATACTTATAAGCAGGCTCCCTACCAAGACATTGATGAAATGGCCTACGCTAATTTGGCCGCGAGAATGCCATCCACTATTAACTGGACGCTTCTGCGAGAATATGAGAGAGAGGATCATACTACAGGCTCTCAAGAACTTGCCTGCACAGCGGGGGTATGCGAAGTCGTAGACATTACGAGTAGGTAACATGCAAGAAGTATTAGTAACACACGAGATGCTGGCTAAAGCCCAAGACAAAGCCATTGAATTGGGCAAGCTAAATAATTCTATAACCTCCGGAGGAGGAAACTTCGCTGGTTTTATAGGAGAACAAATTGCCCTAAGTGTGTTAGGAGGAAGTTGGGATAACTCATATGATTATGATCTTATACTGGAAGATGGGTCATCTGTAGATGTCAAAACAAAACGCACAAGTGTCACACCCCTGCCTGATTATGACTGCTCTGTAGCAGCTTATAACACTAAACAGAAATGTGACGCTTATGCGTTTGTTCGTATCTTAAACGATATGAGTAAAGGTTGGTTCTTAGGCGTTATGTCAAAAGAAGAATACTTTAATAAAGCAAACTTCCTTAGTAAAGGGGATGTTGATACTTCTAATGGCTATATCGTTAAAGCTAGTTGTTATAACATGAAAATTAAGGACTTAAAGGATTCACTATGAAACGCCCATTGCATAAACATAAACGTGACAACGAGATGCCACCGCTCAAGCTTCAATACGAAGCTGGGTACAATGCCTTCACAAACACCAAACAATGGACTAAGAGACTAGACAATGAGACTGTTATCGTCACTTCTTGCCCCTATAAAGCGGACTCTATGCAAGCTAAAGAGTGGCATAGGGGGTACAATGAAGCGTACTTCCAGAATTTGGAGAGGCTCAATGCAACTGAAAAAAGAGGCTGATGAATATATGAATAGCAATGCGATGTCTTTTAAAGAGTATCAAGACTTCTGTAAGACAACGGCTATCTATAGGGCAGAGGTTAGCTTGCTGTACCCTGCTCTTGGCCTCACAGGTGAAGCTGGAGAGGTAGCTAACAAAGTAAAGAAGCTAGTGCGAGATGGTATAGAGAACCTTCCTTATGACTGGAAGGAGCAAATCGCAGCTGAAATTGGCGATGTTCTTTGGTACTGTTCTGCACTAGCTACTGATCTTGGTATTCCACTTAACACCATTGCTAAACAGAATGTAGAGAAACTACAGTCGCGTCTAGAAAGAGGTGTACTTAGTGGCTCTGGAGATAAGCGTTAGAAGGAATAGCTTTTTTCTATAAGCTTACTTAGTTCGTAACCTAAACCATATAGCCCTGAAGATTCTACAGTAGGCCGTGGAGCAAGGAGTAGCAGTTTTTCATAGTCTGCTAGTTTTTCTCCACGGTCTGCTTTTTCTGCAACTGTAAATCTTAATTCTTCTAGTTGTTTATTTACAGCTGCTTTAGTTCTATTGTCTGCCTTCAACCATCTGAATCTAGCAAAAGGCCCAGTGTAGCTATAATTTTTATACAGGAGACGCTTACGTTCAAGCATAGAAACTTCATTTTCATTAGCGTCTGTTATGTCGCCATCTTTTTTGATAATAGCACTAATTTCGTTTTCAATTCCTGTCTTTACTAGATCGTACTTAGCAGCCATATCCCGCTGACTAAATACTTCTCCCATAACTTTAGCTTCTTTTCTAATCTTACTAAGTAGATCGTTAACTAATACCTTCTTACTTTCATACGCCATATCTTTATATGCGTCATTAGACATTAGCGTTTGTATAACGCCACTAGCGAACTGACTAGCACCCTCACGAATATAGTTATCTACAAGTTTATCCCCTGTAGTTCTAAAGGCTACCCACTCCTCTTGCCCCAAAAGCCGCATTTCTGTCTCTACATCAGTAGGTTTACGAACAGTAGTAGCACCGATAGTTTGCTTTGCAAGTGTGTTTTCTCTATAAGCTACTTCACTAGGCCCTCTATAGGCATATGCCCTAGTTGGCGGCTCTGCCAAACCAGCAAGTCCCTGTACTCCTACGGGGAGACTCTTCTTTACGGTTTGAGTGAAGGCGCTTAAGCCTCTTTCCATACCACCCGTACCTTCAATAGCAGCATTGTAGTCTCTTATTGCTGCCTCTTGTGAGTCAAAGGAGGCAATAACATCCTTTACGAAGTTAGTACCAACCAAGAAGCTGTTAGCGTATTCGCCAACCATCTTACCAAATGCTTCAGAGGGTTTTTCTTCCTTTGTGAAATCACCACTAGCTATGTTTAGCATAGCATCAAACAAGGGTAGCTGGGCGCTAGAGCGTAGATTAACACCAGCAATACCTTCAGCTAACTCTCTAATATTTGGAGGTGCTCTATCAATCCTGTCTGGGTCTATTTGCCTATTAAATTGCTCTGGTCCAAGAGCTTCCATCTTATACAGAAAATCTGCAAGCATTAGATAGGGTGTGATAGGAAACAAAGCCCTTGTGTCTATAATAGTATCGCCGACTCTCATGTTATAATAAGGTTGATCTTGGTTTTCAGATCTAACCTTTAGTGCTGCCATTAGAGCAGCCATACCTACAGATGAGTTAGCAAAAGATTCCGCCAACTTAGGTAGGTTTACTTCTTTTCTTCCCTTTGTAGCTGCAACAAAGGCAGCATCATAAGCATTAAATGCAACATTTAGGGGGCTGTATTTAAACTGGAAGGCTAGAGCATTCATCATAAAACGAGCAAATGGAAAGGCTACTGTACCCATTGGAACCTTTTCAATAAAGTCTAATGTTACAGCAGCAATACTTTCTAATGATCCTTTATTCCTTCTAGGAGCATAACTAAAAGTACCCTTCATAGTTTCTGCTGCTGCTGCTTGAAGAATATCTGTAGGGATATGTTTATTATCTTTGAGGACACCTTCAAGACCCCCTTCTATACCAGCTCTCCTAAACTTTTTATCTAGCTCGTATGCAAATAAACCCCTCCTAAAGAAGGCGTCTTGTGCAATGTTGAGGCCGTTAAGAAATGTAACAAACCCCGGTAAAGACCCATCGCCATCAAAGTTATTATTGCTTCTAAATAGTCTACGCGCCAATGTAGGATTGTTAACTAAAGCAGCATCTGCTAGAACCTTTGCCTTAGTAATAGATAAGTTACCTGTTACTGCACCTACAGTAGTACTGGGTTGAATTAGACTTAATAGCAAATTACTAGAATCGAGCCAAATCTCATTTAGAGATTTACCAACAGATTGTTTACCCGTAACGGCCTTGCCCATGTTATAAATCATGGACTCTATTGTGTTCGAGGCAGTACTAAAAGTTACGTTAGCCATACCAGAAAAAATATTTCTCATAGTAGTGGCTGGGTTAATAACCATTAAACTTCTTCTAACACGACCCGCCTTTTGAAAAAACTCATATAGATTTGTGTATGCTTGTGTTGTAGGATCGCCTGCACCAAATAGTTTATTAACTTTAGCAACATCCTTTTTGTCCATGCTAAAGAATGCCTTTCGGGCTTTACCTAAAGCAGAACCTGAGCTTAATACGCGACCTGCATCACTCTTAGACTGCCGAAAAGCCCTTTGAATAGCGACCATAACCTTTTCACCGTCTGGTCCTTCAGCGTCTACTCTTTCAAGAATATCTAAGAAATCTGTCTTTGTTAAATTAGCAGACTCAAGGGCTCTTTCTACTGCATCCCAATCACCCTCCTTTGCATCTTTAACTACATACGACCATAGTTCTCTAGTAATATCTGTAGCTTGATCGTCTTTTAAGCCTTCAATAAGATTAAACAAAGCATCATCTTCAAGCTTAACGCCCATTTTAGCTGCAGCTTCAAAGTCTTCTACTTTAGCTTTGTATAACCCGGTAGCAAATTTATCTAGGCTTCTAACAACCTGAACTCTAAGCTGCGCTTGAGTTAGCGCATCTGAGTTAGCAACTGTCCCTACGGCATCTACATCTACTTGGTCTATAGCAGCCTGTATAGGATCATCTTTTGATGTAGCATTAAGATTATCTCTTAGCTTGCCTAAAACACCTTCAAATTTTTTACCTTCTGGTGTTGTTAAATCTACCGCTCTTAGTAGACTATTTGTCTGATCTCCTTGTACAGGATCAAATGTAATAGCATCTACGATCCTATTCTCGTTATCTAGTAGATTAAGTTTTGAGTTTAATTTTCCCTGAAGACCTAGTATCTTAATACGCTCATTAGCATAAGATACAGCACCCTTTTTAGCAGCTTTACCAACAAGTACACCTTCTCCTAAGCCAAGGACGCCACCTAATGCTGCGCTTTCTAGGACTCTATTTATGTCTGTAGCTCTATCCTCATAAGAGATAGTAGGATCAAAGACAGCATTTCCTTCTTCGTCTGTACCTATATAGGCTCTTTGCTCTAGCTCCTGTAGCATAGCATCTTGTAAAGCCCCTGTAGCAGCCCCTACAGCTCCATGTGCAGCTGTTCCTCTTAAGACATGCTTTGATACATTCTTGCCTAATATAGTTGTTGTTAGGGCTTTCTTTAGAGCTGCTCTAGAAGCAAACTGCTTTGCTGTAAGAGAGGCAACAGCACCTGTACCGCCTGTAGCAACGCCTGCAATAACGGCTTGTGCAAGACTCAAGGGATCAGTAGCACTTGCGTACACATAATCTCCTAAAGCATTAGCAGCCTCACCAGCAGACATGTCAAATAGAGTAGGAGCATTTCTTTCTACTTTTTCATAAACCCTACCAAAGGCTTCACGGGTTGGTGTATCAGTACCGCGCTGAAAATCTATCTCTTTTCCTAGGGAGAAACTATTGTTTGTAGCCCAGCGATAGTGCGTCATAAACCTGTCATAAAATGCTTCATCAGATTCATCTGCGTTTTGTTTACCGTCATCATTAAAACGAGAGCGCATATAGTAACGAAGATTAGCCATAAAGTCTTCGTCCTTAACTAATCTAGCTTTCTCTTCGTTAGCTACAACTTCTGCATCAGACGCTCTTTGATAGAGATAATCATCTGTAGACTGTAGATAATCTTGTGTAGAAGACAAAGGGTCTTGTACAGCTGTATCTACAGTGGGGTCTGTTTTTTCGCCCATTATTTCAGAATAGGCAGGTAATGCCGTTAGGTCAAATGTAAGAGGCATGTATTAATCCCTTGGTATAAATAATTAAGCCATTGATCTGAGTGCATCCGCAGTTTTTTTCATACGTTTGCGTATGCCGGGTCTTCCTCTTTCAGCTGCATCTTCGTACTCCTTATTGTTAAGGAACTCAGCAGCCGCTTTTGCATATTCCCCCTTGTTTATAAGATCAATTGTATCAAGGCTTCCTCTTAGAGAACCTCTGTACCACGAAGAGAATAAAGCTACCTGAACATCTTGAGGGAATTTGTTAAAGTCTGGTATATACTTTCTAATGTTCTGTAGTCTACTCTTTACTTCCGTATCAAGACGCTTTTCAGCTTGGGCTTTCGTCATCGTATCGCCGAGTTGTACACCTGTAGTAAAACCAAAGCCTATAGTAGGCTTATCACCTTTAGTGGGTATATGTGCAGTGTTTTTAAAGCCTTCTGCACTTCTAATTTCTTCTTTGAAGGTGTCCAATAAGCGTGTGTTATACTCTTCTTCTGAAATTTGTTCAGACCTTCTTGACACAAGAGGTTCAGCCTTACGGGCTTCAGGAACGGCTAGCTTTTTTTTCTCCTCTGCTTTATTTGCAGTCCCTTTCCCTGCATTTTTATTATTATCCGTAGAAGCCGAGGAACCCCCCTCATTGCCCTCCCAAATAGCCCTGTCTCTCGAAGTTCTAAATAGATTATCCTTAAAACGTGAAGGTTCATTGGCTGCAGCTCTATTAGCTGCAACTTTGTCCCTAAGAGTTGGTTGTGTGGTATCAACTGCCTTACCTACTCCACTTGCATTTGTGCTACTTTCTTCTTGTTTCGCCTGTATTTCACCTTGTCTCTTTTTATATTCGTCCCGACCTTTGGTATATGATACAAACTGATTCGGTAGAAGAAACTGTTTAGCTAAAACATCTGCAGTCTCTTGATTGTAACTATCCCCTAATACGGCCTCAGCACCAGCCATATATTTTTCGTATGCCGAAGCACCTGAACCAGCAATTTTTTGCCCTTGTCTAAGTATCTGCACATGTTTTTTAGCCGCCTCAAACATATCTTCTGAGACACCACCTGCCCCAAAAGAACCATATTGTACTAAAGAAATAGCTTCTTGAGGAACACTAAACAAAGCATTTACCATAGCTTGTGTCCTGCCTAATTGAATATCCTTAATATACGTCTGTTGTTGACCCTCAGTAAGTTGGCTTACTTTTTGGTTTAGACCCTCGCCTAGATTGTATTTATTGTTAATTGTTCTAGTAGACTCCTTTACACCATTAGCAAACGTAGCAGCCGCTGTAGCGTCTGCGTTTAAAATAGATTGTTGGTCTTGGTGTTCCTTTATGGCAGCGATTGCTGCCTCTTTTTCTTGTGGCGTTTTAGCATTTCGCAGCAGCTGCTCTCTGTTAAGATTTGCATGTTCTTCGGCACGTTTCCTCGCGTTTAAAGCATATTCTTCTGTGGTGTTTAAGTTTAAAATTCTTGCAGTTTCAGTGGTATATATACTTTTCTGTTCTTCTCGTACTTCTGCTTTAGTCCTAAGCATAGATGGATCAAGAGAAAGAGATTGCCTAGCCTCTCCGAAAGGAGTATCTCCAGCAACCTTATCGTAGTCTACAAGCCCACCTCTAATCCCCTCCCTCTGTTTCTCCATAAGTTTTTTTGCGGCTGCTTCATCTGTTTCTTTATATAGACCAAACGTGTCTGAAAGTAATCTTCTAATGGGAGATTGATTTTCACGTAAATTAAAAGGTTTCTCTTGATATTTAAAGCCACCACCTAACTGCATCTTTGCAACATCATTAGCAGTTAATTTACGCTGCTCTCTTGTTACTTCATTTCTATTAAGTCTATCGCCCAGCAACTCTCTAATGTTTGTGCCTTCTTCTCGAAGAGCTTTAAACTGATTCATAAGGTCTTTAGCTTGAGATTTAGTCATGCCTCTTAAGGTCTGAGCAGCAAATTCCATGCCTGTTAATGAGTTTTGAGGATCAGTGCCTTCACCAACAGCATACGCTAAATTAGTAGCTGCCTCATCCCAAAAGTCAAAGTCTGCCTTATAACTATTATATGCAGCCTCAACATCTTGTCTTCTTTTTGCTATATACTTATCAAAGCGGTTTTCAGTTTCTTTATCATAACCCTCAAAAACGCCTTTAGGTTTACCGTCTTCTCCTGTTAGGCCCTTAATGATTTGTGGTGCAGCAGCTGCCGCAAATGATGACCAAAAAGAACTTCCCATCTATGATCTCCTTGACATTAAACCTTGCCCTGCTGGGATTGCAGGGGCTTCTTCTTGCATGGCTTCTACCAGCATTTCATCATCAGCCATAGGAAGCTCTTCGGGACTTTGCGTTTCATAATCTTCCATATCTAAGTACTGCATATCTTCATCAGATAATTCAAAGTCGTCTAGATTAAGAACATCAGCTAATCCTCTATCCTTTTCAATGCTCTTTGACATACGATTAGCAATTAGCCCAAGCATACTATCTGATACAACACTTGTACCATCTTCATTACCAACTTCAAATTCAAGGCCCATCATATTGCCGATCATGTTAATGCCTTCTGCAACAGCAGGTAGGATTAAAACACCAACATCTATCGTATGATTTCCATTTTGAACTCCATCCATAGTAACTGCTTCTGCTACATCAATGGCTGACTTACCCGCTTGCAGAGCATCAGCAACGAAAGAAACACCACCCCTACTAAAAAGAGTATCTGTATAGTAATCTAATGCTTCAGCTACACTGGGATACTTAGGAGGTTGATCCCAAGGACGTGACCCTAGCTTTGCCGTTAATCCCATACCGGGAATAGGAGCAGAAAAGCTTGGCTCTTGAAATTCCTGTAGTTCGTCTATTGTATATTTCATTACTTCTTAAAATCCTCATTGAAGCTTTTAAATAAGGAAAATGCTGCTAGGGCTGTATTGTCATTAATGTTGTTTTTTGGTGCATCGGGAACGGTATGTTTAGATGCCATTGCAGCTGCCCCCATAAGACCACCCCTATTAAACTTCTTTACAGGGGGTGGCTTTACAAGGTTTCTACCTTCAGTTTCATATCTATCTAAATATTTCTTATATAATGATTTACCTAAGCCATACATTTCTTTAGTACTCCGCCATAATTTACAGTAAGATAGCCACTATCTTCATCTTTAACTACAAGGTCTGGGTATATCTTTAAAACATTCTGCGCAATGAAGCCTGCTTTTTGGCGAGTGTCTGCTAAGTCTGTAGCTTCTTTCTTCCAGTCCCATGTATACATTTTAATTCCATTTTTGAATGCTTTAACTTCCTTGATATTAGTTTTTAATTTCATATCGCTAAACAAACTAAAAGCACCGCCAATGAGTGATCCTGCAATACTACCAAAAGCACTGCCAGCAGCACTATTCTCAGCTGCTGTCGCACTAATTTGTGCTGTTTGAATATTATTTGCTCTAGTTAAATCTGCTTGCTCTGCTTGAAAAGCAAACTCAAACATGTCTTTGTACATTCCCCACATATTGTTATATGCTAACGTAGATAGTTCTAAAGTAGAACGAGCATTTAATTCATTTGCCCTATTGATAGCAGCAGTATCTGCTGTAGCTACTTGTCTACGCCATGTAGCATTACTTTGGTCAACAACCAAAGCATTTGAAGCGTTATACTGTTGATACTGCTGGTATAAATTAGCATTAAACTGAGCCATAGCATTAGCTTGGCCAGCATTATACTGACTGATAGCATTAGCTTGATTAGCATTAAATTGACTAATGGTTGCCGTTAAAGAATCAAAGAATTGAGTTACTTGATTTTCGCTGGTAGCATTAAATTGTTCAGCAGCATTTTCTGCTGCTTGATCGGACAGCATGGTATTTACTAAAGCCTGCGCATCAAACATGAGTTTTTGTTGTTGATTACTTAGGTTAGACAAATCCATTTGTAGAAATGACTGCGCGTTCTGTGCAGCGGCTTGTTGTCTGTTGTTAAGATTAGTCAAATCCATCTGAGACATAGCTGCTGCATCGGCCATAACTTTAGCCTGTCTATTTGTAAGATTAGCTAAATCAACTGTCTGGGCAAGTCTGGCATTTTCTATTGCCCGCTGTTGGTCAGCTGAAAAATTAAGATTGGCAATCTCGCTAATTCTAGCAGCATTAAGGGTTCTAGCCTGTTGTTCATTTGTTAACTCTTGCCCAACAAGTGCTGCTCTTACTTGTAGATTAGCAAGAGCAGTCTGTTGGTTATTGCTTAAGTTAGCAGTTTCAATCTGTAACGTTTCAGCAGACCTTTGTAAATTAGCCTGCTGCCTATAGCTTAGATTAATATTATTAACTTCAGCAAAACGTGCAGCATTTGCTAGTGCTGTCTGTGTCCTTACATCTAAATTCTTTTGTTGAACAGCAGCAGCAATCTGTGCATTTGCTAATACAACAGATTGTTGGTTTGATAGATTTTGAGACTGTAATGCAAAAGCATTAGCTGAGTTTTGTAATGCTGCCTGCTGTCTGTTGTTTAAATTAGTTAGCGTTATATTCTGTTGTGCTGCTGCATTAGCAAGAGATACTTGCTGCTTATTATTAAGATTGGTTAAAGCCATCTGTTGAAAGGCACCAGCATCAGCTTGAGCAATAGGAACAGCAGATTCCATAGCTGCTTGTATAATAGCTGCACCTGCAATGCTGCTGCCTCCAATGCCCCTAGCAGCCATAGCAGCATTAGCTGCTCTCATAGCCCCTGCTGCCCAAGCAGGAGTACCATTATTAAATTGATCCATTAGCTGTGCCATTTGACCTTGCACAGTTTGCATAGCTTCTACTACACCCTGCTCAGCAGTAGCAAGAATGCCATCAAAAGTACCCTGTGCTGCTCTAGCATATGCATCTTTATTTAGAGCATCCATAGACGCAGCTACAGCCTGTACAGGTGCATCAATCTGCAAGCCCATTTCTCTTGCGTTTATAAGTTCTTCTGCTCCTATTCTACCCTGAGCAGCCTGCACGGTGCTTTCATAGGATGTCTGGGCTGCTTCCTCTTGAGGTTTTTTATCGGCTTTTGCACCCGTAACAAGTTGACCTTCTTCTACTGTAAGGTCAGGTACATTAGCAACCTCTCGAATTGTATCTAATTGAGCTGCAGATAAATTTAGTTGCGCAAGTTCAGAGGGAGACATCTGTGCGGCAACAGCCTTAGCTTCCTCTGATAACTTTCCTGTTGCAGGATCAATTGCTTCTAACTCTTTTTTAACATCGGTGCTGATAGTAGCAGCTGTATATGTAGCTGCGTCTCGTTCAGTAGGAGCTACTGCGGATGTTTGACTTGCTGATGTTGTATCTTTATCTACGGGAGCTGAAATTTGACCCGTAGTGCCACCTAAAAATTGACCTGTGTCAGTTGTTGTATCTGTTTTTTCTGTTGTTACTGTCATAGCATCTGTTAAGTAGGGCTCACCTTCTGGGGTAACGCCCTCCATTAATGCTGTTGTTCTGTCTAAAATTGCCGGTTGTTCAGGTTCTGCTAGTTGAATAGGAGATGCATAACCATATTTAGCTCTGTATTCAGCAATATACTCTCTGTCTGCATCTGTTAAAGTATCGGGTCTCTGTCTTAAAAGATCACTATATTTGGAAGTAGCCGCTTCAGCCGAAAAGCTTTCCCCACCGCTAGTTACAAAAGGTGTCCTACCTCTTAAGGTTTCTAACTCAGTTTTTTCTTCATCTGTTAACTGGGTAGGATCATATTTTATTAATTGCTCTAGTCGTCTAGCATCTTCCGGTGAACCCAGAAGAAGATCAATTGAAACATCAGTACCAGTTGCTGTACCAGTAGCACCAGTAGTATCAGTAGTACCAGTAGTACCAGTAGTATCAGTAGTACCAGTAGTACCAGTAGTACCAGTAGTAGCAGTAGTACCAGTAGTACCAGTAGTCGTACCTTGTAACTGCGCTATTTGTGCCGTATAGTCATCAATTTGTTTTTGATATTTTACCAGATAATTTTGTGCTTGTCTTTCTGCGTCCTCTTTAGCGCCATCAACTTCTCCATTAGAAGGGTCTCGAATACCAGCCGCAATTCGGTCTTTGGTATATTGTAGATTGTTTTGAGCATTTTTTAAACTATTTTGTAATTGTGCAAGTGTAGCCATCTACTTTATCCTTTATTTATTTGTGAGCTTGAGAACAAGAGTGTCAATTTTACTTTCTAATCTATCTAGTCGTTTTGTTATTTCAGTATTATGATCTCTTAACATTTCTTTAGTGACAAAATCTCTAGAACTATCTTCTCTTGTTTTATGAATTAAAGTTCTTAGCGTATCTATATCCGTTTTAGTAGATTTAACCCACCATAAAGTTATTGCGGCCAACGCCGTAAGTAGTGTGTTCCATAAGTAGTCCGATAAAAACATGCAATAGCACCTTTAAAATAAAAATAAGCTAAGACTTTAATTGGTCTATTTCATTTTTAAGCTCTTTAATTGCCTCAATAAGAAGGCCCACCATGTTTCCATACGCAACTGATTTTAGACCACTGGAGTTTACAGCTACTACTTCTGGTAGCACAGACTCTACCTCTTGTGCTATAACACCAGCGTATCGTCTTGAGTACTCTAGATCTTTTCGTTTATAAGTAACACCACGAATATTGAGTACTTTAGCTAAAGCATCCGTTATTGGGACAACGTCTGTTTTTATAGACACATCTGAACCCTGCTGTAATTCCCCTGTAATAGTCAAATCACCAGTAGGCATATAAAAATCATATCTAGTACCTGTATTGTACTGAAATAAAATTCTAGAGCTATTGCTAGTTCTTAAATTTAAATTCGTTCCATCATAAAATAATCGGTAGTCTCCGTCTGTCCCTAGGTAAACAGAATCATTATCTTCTACATAAATATCTGATCCGTTACTATATAAGTCACCTCCTAATTGAGGTGTCGTGTCGTCTACTACAGATGTACTGCTTACGGATTCTGTTATATTATAATCCGTACCTGCGTCATCAGTAAAGATAAGACTACTTGGAGTATCTGACTTAACCCAAAGATACCCTTTACCAGCTTCTGGAATACTGGAGTGGTCGGCTTTTTCGAATAGTACAATGTCGCCCCCATCAACATTTAGAGTGGCAAATGTAGCATCAGCAGCACTTGATCCGCCAATAGTGGTTCCATCAATAGTTCCGCCATTAATGTCAACTTTAGAAATAGCAACAGAACCAGTACCATCGGGTGTTAGGTTAATATTTCCATTGGTGTCTGTGCTACTAATAGTATTACCATTTACATTAATGTTGTCTATGTCAAGATCACCAACAATATCTGTTGATCCTGTTATTGTTAGTGCAGCAGTGTCTATTGTAACAGCTGTAGCCGCATTAATATCTATAGTCGGGGAATCTAGTTGTATCTCTACATCAGCAACAACATCTAACTGACCGTCTACACTTGAATGTAAATAAATAGCAGGGTCTCTAAACTGAACTTTTTTATCTGTAGACAATAATGTGTCTTCTCCAAACTCATCTATGTAAGCTAGGCCATCAATATAAATATTTTTAAATTGTAAACCTGAAGAGCCAAGGTCCATGAAGTTAGTTACTTTTGGTGTTGCTGCTGCTGCTGCAACGACAAAATTCTGAGCAGGACCGATACTTACAATGGGACCACCTTCCTCAGCAGTTCCGTCATGTGTATGACCAGAAACAGCATTAAAAGCAGCTTCTACAGCATCAAATTCAGCGTCTAAATCAGAAGCGTTAATAATATTACCCGTAGCAATATTATTTGAGGTATCAGCGCGTTTATATCCGGTTCCCATTTTTATTTATCTCCTAGAGTTATTTGTGTATTCAAGAGTCACTGCGTCCAATGTAAATGGAGAGCTTGTATCGTTTGTTTCAAAAAGTAATGAAACGGTAAAACCTGAACCTATTAATTGTGAAATTATTGTTGTATCTAGGTCTCCCGCATAATTAGCAGCGCCGTATGTAGCTGTCCCATAATAAAAAATAGTATTACCACTTTCTGTTATATTAGACAAATTAATGGAATTTGGCTGAATGCTTTCCGTAGAGCTGAAATCAAACTTAGGAGTAACATTTATATTAATGCTACTGATAGAATCAGTATATAAAAACATCTTATATATTGTTTTTCTTATTCGTGGATCGCTTATTGGTAGATAGGGCGTAGCAAAAGTACTACTGATATCATTACCCGCAAAGCTACTGCCATACTCCATTTGATATAAATAACCGTCTGTGTTTGAAAACATACAAAGTTCAGTACCACCCGTGTATCTACTCGAAGCTACTTTAGCCTGTATACCCTGAAGTTCTGAACAAGCATAACCACTACCACCTTCTTCTGCTAATTGTGTCACAATAATGCCTTTAGCATTTTCTTTAGTGTACGAAGCATTATAGCCAAATAATCTATATTGAGATTTTCCTCTTACAGTAAGACTACAAAACTCTGAGCTTTGATTTACTAAATCATTAAATTCTGATTGAATAACCTTAGTAACATTTGCAAAATTAAAATCACCTACTCTATCAGTTGCACCTAAAAGACGAAGACCATCTGGAGCAAAGAACATAACGTCAGAACCTACTTCTTGTATAGAATCTGGTTCAATACATCCAATATCTCTGGTGACTGGTTGTAACTGAAAGTCAGCTATTGAAGAACCACTTAACTGAAATATTTTAGATTCAGTAAAAATAAATAACTGTTCTCTAAAGGTCTTTAAGCCATTAATGTTATCAGTTATGTTTATAATGCCGCCGCCAGAAGTAGCTGAAAGATCATTATCAGTATAAGGAGCAGTAAAAAATAGCTTGCTGCCCTTAGCAAAAAATAATGTATTTTTGTGCTCTATTACAAATGCAGCACCCATAGCATCGATTGGGGCATTATGCAATACTGTAAATGTTGTGCCGTCATATAGGGCTGGAAAATTATAGCCATCGACAATAGCGTATTTTCTAACGCCACTAAAATTATAATCTGTAAAACGTGTTTTATAAGAAGACACTCTAATAGTAGATATAAACGTAATAGCTGCATCATCTGCTGGACTACTAGATAGAGTAGGGCTAATAGATAAGGTAGCTGCCCCTGAAACTACTGTAGCGTCACTCGTTACTGTATATACACCATTAATTCCAGATATAGTAAATACATCAAATGCTTTTGGGGCAGAGTTCAAACCATCAATGTCTAAACTTCCGCCCGTTTGTGACGCTCCATTTACAAGAGGAGACCCATAAGATGGAACACTTATTTTTGTATAACCACCGCCACTTGTCTTATATAGAGAAGACCCCCTAGCAACAATGGTATAATCATCGGCAACATAAACACCTTTGGTAGGATATGCTGTTTCTGTGCTAGTAAATGTAAGTAAAGCTCCATTAGCAGGGCTACTAGCTAGAGCACTGTCTAAGTATAATATAGCCGTTTTATTTGCAGTACTATAAGTTACACTAGTAATTGTGTAAGTACCATTTACCCCTTCAATAGTAAAAACATCACCTTCTTCTGGGCTAGAGTACAAGGAAGCAACTTCTAAATCAGACCCGGTCTGACTATCACCAAGTACAACACAATTATCGTAAGGAGGAATAATATTGATATCGTATTTTCTGTAGCCTAAAATTCTTTTGTAACCTCCTTCAATAGAAGGTTCAAAATTACGCAAAATTCTAGCACTACCGGGCGCATTAATACCCTGTTGTAGTGGGCTTAGATTTGTAATTAAGCCGCCTCTAAATTCAATAGGATATGTTTGCCAACTATCTTCTGCCATTTATAAAGAATCCAATGATGAGCCTACGTTCGATGAGGCAGAACCTAATCTGCCTGATACAGTTTGATTTCTAGCAATCATGTATGATCTTAAATAATGTGTTTTATTAATTAGCATACTGCGCATTTGTTTAATGCTGTTATCAAATTTTTGCTGTGATACAGTTGCGTCTTGAGTATTTCCTCTAAACAAGTAAGCATAATACATTGCGCCATCTACAATAACATGCTTAAAGCGTTCTGGTACATCGGGTACATCTGTTTGATTGATTAGGTCTACAGGTATTCTGTAATACTCATAAACAACTGTGTAATTTTGATCTGGTGCTGGAACCATACCATATTCTAAAGAAGGAGCATGAAAAACAAAACGTGGTAGCTGTCTTCCATTGGAACTTGTTTTATATTCTTGCTCAACAAACTTTTGTAAGTAGTCATCGTAATCTAGAATACCTAGACGAACCGTATTATTACCTAATGTGCTATCCTCTTTAATTCTAAAGCTATCAAAATCTATAACTTTAGCATCGTTAGGAAAAGGATATCTAGTTGTGCCTGCCGTAAGAATATCTTCTTGTGTGACATGATTAAAAGGCCACTCGTATTGTGATTGGTTTATATGTCTAAGAGAGGCATTAATAGCGTCTTTAGCATGAGCATAGAAACCTGAACTGGTTAAAAAATTATTTGAAGTTAATTCGACTTCATTTAAACGTCTATTCACTTCATTTACTAAGCCTAAAAAGTTATATGCCATTACTTTTCTCTCAGTGTTAATTTGATTGAGCGTTCAGATATACTACCACTATTATCTACAATGCTACAAAAAAACGTATATTCTCTGTTTAAAACACCGCCCCCTATATTAATAGTAGCTACAGTGTCCGTATTTGTTTGTGCAATATTCTGAATACTATCCGTAACCACAGACCCAGAAGCGTCTGTTAGTGTCTGCCCCGCCCCGAGCTGTGTCTTTCCTATTTCACTTGTTTTTACATACCATGTAACCGTAGAAATTATCGCGCTATCCAAATAGCGTGACCAATCCACACTATAATCTAATGTTTCATCTGGGTCTTTTACAGGCCACCTAAAGGACATTATCTACTTCCTACTCTTAGTCTTCTATCAAACACAGTATCTTGATAAGGAACATATACTTTTCTAAACTCTGCTTTTACTAATACCGTTCTATCAAAACTGCTGATGCTTTTCTCTACATATACAGTCCTATTAGTAGAGTAGTTATCTTTAACAGCTTCAAAATCAAAATTAGTACTTGTTGTTACTACCGACCCTAAATAGCTTACAGCAGCAAATCCTGTGATATTTAGCTGTACTATTTGTGATTCTGGGGTTAATGATGCTATAGGTGTACTAGCTAAAGCAGAAAAACCAAGCATTATCGTCTCCTACTTAATACTGCTATATGCCTTTGTTAGTAATATCAATTTGAATAGCCATAGTTATTCCTACCCAAAAATCTTTGTAGAACCTACATAAACACTCTGCACTTGAGTAGAACCAACATACAAGCTTTGGACCTGAGTTGATCCAATGTAAATTTTCTTGATACCACTAGGTGGCGTTGCAGCAACCTCTG